AATCCCGCTGGCGGCCAAGGCGCGAAGTGGCCACTCATTGCCGAGCCCGCCGCGCCCGAGGATCTGGACGACGCGGTCAATGCGGCGCTCGATCAGCTTCTTGGCGCCGAAGTCCAGCTTGGCGTCCGTCCGCGCATCCTCGGCGCCCCCGGCCTCGATACGCAGCCCGTCGCGGCGAAGCTGGAGGAAGTGGCGGCGAAGCTGCGCGCCTTCGCCTATGCCGCCGCGATCGGCGACGACGTGGCCGAGGCGGTGCTGTACCGCGCCAATTTCAGCGCGCGCGAGCTGATGCTGCTGTGGCCCAACACCTCCGCCGCCTTCGCTGGTGACCTGGTCGCGCGCGCCATGGGCCTGCGCTGCCTGATCGATAATGAATTCGGCTGGCACAAGACGCTGTCGAATGTCGCCATGAACGGCGTCACCGGCCTGTCGGTCCCGGTCTTCTTCGATCTGCACAGCGCCGACAATGACGCAGGGCTGCTCAACGCCGCCGACATCACGACGGTGATCCGCGTCAACGGCTTTCGCTTTTGGGGCAACCGCACCTGCTCGGATGATCCGCTCTTCGCCTTCGAAAGCACCGTGCGCACCGCGCAGGTCATTCAGGACGAGATTGCGGCAGGGCTGCTTTGGGCGATCGACAAGCCGATCACCAAATCGCTGTTCCGCGATATCGAGGAAACCATCAACGCGCGGCTGCGCCAGCTTGTCGCGCAGGGCCGCCTGATCGGCGGGCGCGCGTGGATCGACCCCGAACTCAATCCCGCGGCGCAGCTCGCCGCCGGCAAGATCACGGTCGATTACGACTATACGCCCTGCGCCCCGGCGGAGGAGCTGACGCTGAACCAGCGCATCACCGACCGCTACTATGGCGATCTGGCGAACGCCGCCTGATCCCGCATCCCCGTTTCTCGCACTGAAAGGATCCGGCCATGGGCCTCGCCTCCAAGCTCAAGAATATGAACCTCTTCGACGACGGCGCGAGCTACCTCGGCATCGCGACCGAAGTCACGCTGCCCAAGCTTTCGCGCAAGATGGAGGGTTTTCGCGCCGCCGGCATGGACGGCGAGCTGGATATCGACATGGGGCAGGAAAAGATCGAGCTGGAATTCACGCTCGGCGGCATCGTCGCCAGCGCGATCGCTGGCTTTGGCGCCATCACCCATGACGGCAAGCTACTGCGCTTCGCGGGAGCCTATCAGGCCGACGATACCGGCGGCGTGATCCCCGTCGAGGCCGTCGTGCGCGGGCGCTATTCGGAAATCGACATGGGCAATGCCAAGCCCGGCGCCGACACCGAACACAAGTTCAAGGCGAGCTGCAGCTATTACAAGCTGATCGTCAACGGGCGCGAAGTCGTCGAGATCGATATTCCCGGCATGGTCTTCAAGGTGAACGGCGATGATCGCCTCGCCGCCATCCGCGCCGCCATTGGCCTCTAGGCCCACCAGCTTCGTCCCGGCGCGTACATGCGGGCGCGTCGGGACGGAGAAACCGCATCCCCGCATGACAAAGCAAGGAAATCCGCATGTCTGATGCCCCCGCGCCCAGCGCGACCAAGCAGCCGGTCTGGAAAGACTGCAAGTTCGAACATGGCTTCGTGCGCGGCGACCAGGTGATCACCGACATTCGCCTGCGCAAGCCCAAGGGCGGCGAGCTGCGCGGTTTGAACCTGCAGGATCTGATGGCGGCAGACGTCAACGCGATCATCACCGTCCTGCCCCGCATCTCCGACCCGATCATGACCGTTGCCGACGCCGAAAGCCTCGAAGCCGACGATATCGCCGAGGCGGGGGGCGTCATCACCGGTTTTTTCTTCAACTCGGCGCAGCGGGCGATGATCGAGAAGCTGACGTCGACGAACTGATCGCGGACGTCGCCTTCGTCTTTCACTGGCCGCTGTCCGAACTGGAGGCCCTCGACCTCGACGAACTGATCGCATGGCACGGCCGCGCGAATGACCGAATGAAGGCGATGCTCAAGATGAAGGCGGACATCATGGCGGCGGCACGATGAGCAGCAACAAGCTCGCCCTGATCGTGCAGTTCAGCTCCGCCGGCCTCGACAAGCTGAACGGCGGGCTCAAGAATATCGTCGGCCTCAGCAAGTCGGGCGCGAGCGCCCTGCGCGCGCTGCAGCAGGATAGCGGTCGGCTCAAGCGCGAGCTGGCCGCTACCGGCAAGGAATTGCGCGGCGCGTCGGGCAACGTCACCCACCTGATCGACCGCCAGCGCGCGCTCGCCGACCAGATCGAGGACACGAATCGGCAGATCGACCGGCAAAAGCGGCTGCTCGCTATCGCCGCGCGGGCCGATCGTATCGCCGCGCGCGGGCGTGAGCTGCGATCGAGGGGACGCGACAACGTGATCGAGGGGGCGGCAATGGCCGCACCCTTCATCCTTGCGGCGCGCGAGGCGGGCAATTTTTCGTCGGGGATGGTCGATCTGCAGCAAAAGGCGGAGCTGACCAACCGGCAGGCCGACCAGCTCGGCCGCACCATCCTGCGCGCCGCAGATGCCGCGCGCCAACTGCCCGAGGCAACGCGCGAGGGCGTCGATATCCTTGCGGGCTTCGGCCTCGATCCGCGCCGCGCCGCGGCGATCACGCCGATCGGCAGGCTCGCCACCGCGATGAAGGTCGATATGGCCGATGGCGCCGCCGCCGCCTTTGCCAATCTGCAAAACCTCAAGGTCGCGGCCAACGATACGGGCCGCGCACTCGACATCATGGCTTCGGCGGGCAATGCCGGCGCCTTCGAGGTCCGCGACATGGCGCGCCATTTTCCCGGTCTGACGGCCCAGCTCAATGCGCTCGGCGAATCGGGCCTCGGCGCGGTCGGCAACCTGTCGGCCGCACTCCAGATCGCGCGGCGCACCGCCGGCACGTCGGATGAGGCCGCGAACAACCTGAAGAATCTGCTCGCGAAGATCAACTCGCCGGCGACCGTGAAGGCGTTTCAGAAGAATTTCGGCGTCGACCTGCCCGCCGCCATGGCGAAGCTGCGCGCCGAAGGCTATGACACGCTGGAGGCAATCGCCCTCATCACCCAAAAGGCGACCGGCGGCGACCTCAAGAAGCTCGGCTATGCGTTCGAGGATATGCAGGCGCAAGCCGCCATTCGGGGCCTGATCCTCGATCTCAAGGATTATCGAAAGATCCGCGACCAGGCGATGAAATCCGAAGGCACGGTGGATCGGGCCTTCAACCAGCGCGTCGCGCGCGATGCCACGGTGCAATGGCGCGCCTTCATGGGAACCGTGTCGCAGGTCGCCATCATGGTCGGGTCGGCCTTGCTGCCCGGCCTCAACGAAACGGCGGCTTCGGTGCAGGGGGTGATCAAGCACGTCCTCGCGTGGACGCAGGCCAATCCCCAGCTCGCCGCCGGGATTGTCAAGATTGCGGCGGGG